GCCAATGGTGGACGTGGTGGCAACGGTGGTGGAGCCAATGGTGGACGCGGTGGCAACGGCGGTGGAGCCAATGGTGGACGCGGTGGCAACGGTGGTGGAGCCAATGGTGGTAATAATCAAAAGAAAGCCGCTGCCAATGCCGCTGCTGCCGCTGTAGAGGCAAAAAAACAGGCAAAGCTTGCAAACATTGAAGTCAGAAGGGCAGAACAGGAGTTGGAACAAGCAAAGACCGAAGCTCAAAAGGAAAGTGCTCGTAAGAATTTGGAAAATAAAAAAATGAGAGCACTTAAAGTTAAGGAGGCTGAAGCTAAATTTAGGTATAATGCCGAAATAGCTGCTAAGGAATTGCGAAGAAAATTGCGAGCAAACGCGGCTGAAAGGCGACGAGCTGAAGAGGGTGAAAGTGAAGCGAAGAGACTTAAACGTAATGAGGAGCGTAAGGTTAAACGGGCTGAAAACAAAGCACAACGAAATGCTCAACAGGCTGAACGTGAAGCGCGAAAGGCTGAAAACAAAGCACAACGAAATGCTCAACAGGCTGAACGTGAAGCGCGAAAGGCTGAAAACAAAGCACAACGAAATGCTCAACAGGCTGAAATGAATGACGAACGTCGTAAAATACAACAACTTGCTAATGGTGCGGGTGTTCCGTTTTCGTATGTCAAGCTGTTTTCAAACCGTGTTCAAGGTGAGGTGAACATGAATTCTCTGAAAAATAAAGCGAACAAGGACCGAGAAGTTGCAAAACTCCTTGGTAAGAAGAATGTGTCATTCATTGACCCAGCGCGGTACAACGCCATACTTGAATCTGCAAAGAAACAACGTTTCGTTGCAAACAGAAAGGCGAATGGTGTTTCCATGGCATACCTGAACAGTTATATGAAAGCTTCAAAGGCAAACTCGGTGGATAACATCGATACAGCTGAATTTGCTAATAAATTTAAGATGGACAAAAACTTGAAGGAGAAAGAAGCTGTTCGTGCTGGACCTGTGTCTAAGATGAGTCAGGTGAAGGGCATCTTCCGTCGCGCGGTAAAGGGTGTTGAATATGTACCGAAAAACACCTACAACAACAGAATGCAAAAGGCAATGGCCGTTGCTGAAAACAAGGCCGAGTATGAAGCTGCTTTGAAGGCTGGTAAGAACTTTGCATTGGTGGCGAAACAAGGTGGAGCTGACATGGATTACTTGAAATCCTATATGCAGGCGAAGAACTTGACCAACTTGAAACAAGTCAATTTTAATGCATTCAAAAAGAAAGTTGCTGAAGATAAGCAACTGTTAGCCAGTGAAGCTGCCCTCGCTGGTAAGAAGCGTGTGTTCGCGAGACAACGGGTCGCCTACATCGCGAATGATGATTACAACAAACGTCTCAAGAATGTTGAAACCACTAAAAAGGAGAGACTTTTGGTGAAGAATATTCCAAAGGCGTTCTTGAATGACTACCGCGCCAAGACTGGTAAGAGCATTAACAACTTGAGTGAAAATAACACCGAACTTAAGAGCCTCTATGCCAAGGCGGTGGAGTTGTCCGAGCTCTCTGGACAACCTGTGGCATACCCAGAAAACGTGAATGCGTTGAATACAAATTTAGCGCGTCTTCGTAAACAAAGAAACATTTTACAAAAATATAACATTTCTAAAAACTTTTTGAATGCTCATTTCAAAAAGACGGATACAAATATCAACACTGTGAATGAAAACAGTCTTAAGACTGCTGCGAACAAGGCGAAAGAGTTGTCCAACTTTTTAAAGAAACCTGTGAAATATCCAGATGATAAAATTAACAACAACCTCGCCGTGGCTCGTAAACAAAAAGAAGAAAACCGCGCCACTGTTGAAAAAAATGAAGCCGAAAAAAGAAATTTGGCAATCATTAAACAAAATATTAAAAGTGTAAATGTAGAAAAGTTTATGAAGAATCAAGGTGTAACTGCACAACAACTCATTCAAAATCAAAATTTGATGAAGAAATTAAAATCTGAAAATGTCAAACAAGCTCTTTTAAAAACGAAAGTTCCCGAAAATGTCATCAAGAGGTATCAAAAAGAAGTTTCAGGTAGAAATCTCACGAAAAATGATGTACAAAAAGTTTTGAATTATTATAAACAAATTAAAATTAATGAACAACGAGAAAAGGGGTCTGAGAAAAAATTCGAAAAGACGCAACAAAAACTTAAGAAGGAAGCTAAGAAATATGGTCTTATGGACATCAATGTGAGTAATCTCAATGTAGCAGAGCAACAGGTGAAAAAGGCGAAGGACATTCAGAACAGTGCTAAAAAACTTGGTGTGGAGGTGAACAGCTACTTTGTGAAGGGTGCGTTGAACTTCAATAACGAACAACTTACAGAAGCCCTCCTTTTGAGACACGGTTTGACAAAAGAGTGGATTGACGAGTATAAGATGAACTCTCGCAAAACTAAATTAAATATGAGTGATGTCAATGCCATTAAAAAGATGAAAAAGATGTTTAGTGAACGCAAAAAATTGGCAAAATTGGAAGGTGTCAACAACTTAAGATTTCTGTCAGCACAAGAGATGGCGAGACGAACTAAACTTGCTACACAGGTTATGAATCAAGCAAAAACTATTAAGGAAAAAAATAATAAAGAGATTGCCAAACTTAGCAAAGAAGCTAAGAAATATAGTCTTATGAACATCAATATGAAAAGTCTCAATGTGGCAAAGGCACAGGTGAAAAAGGCGAAGGACATTCAGAACAGTGCTAAAAAACTTGGTCTGAAGAAGCTTAACAGCAACTTTGTGAAGGGTGCGTTGAAGCTGGATGACACAAGACTCCAAGAAGCTTTGATTAAGAAAAAGTTGCAAGCGATGGGTGTCAATAACGTGTGGATTGATGCGTATAAGAAAGACAGAAAAATCAAAACGTTGACAAATAAAGTCTTTGCGACTGCTCAACGTCAACTCAACATGTTGAAGAATGAGGGAGTAAATACTAAACTGGTGTACTTGGAACAGGGAGAAAAGATGTCTAAAATGAACAACTTGTACCTGAAGCCCACCGAGAAGGAATTCGCAGAACGCTATGGCATAAACGATAAACAGGCTTCTAAAGATATTAGAACTGTGCTGGAACAACTGAACTCCAAGAATGATACATACAAACTCCGAGACCCCAAATTCAAAAAAATGGTGCAGACGGAGGTTGATAAAAAATACGGGGGTGAACGCGTCTTTGGCGTCTTTGCCAGAGCGAAGAAAAATGCCGAAAAAACAATTAAGCAAATGAGCATCAAGTTTCAACCTGGTGGTCGATTAAATCAAAGTGTCGTCAATAAGTTTTTGAATGAACTTAAAATATCTACAACTAAAGACAAGGTGAACTCAATTCTTGCCAATGCACGGCGCGAATACAATACGAGAATTCCAGTTCAAGAGAAGTCGAACAGCAGCAGTGGCAACAACAGTGGCAGCAGCAGTGGCAGCAACAGAGGCACCAGCAGTGGCAACAACAGTGGCAACAACAGTGGCAACAACAGTGGCAGCAGCAGTGGCAGCAACAGAGGCACCAGCAGCGGCAGAAACAGAGGCACCAGCAGTGGCACCAGCAGTGGCAGAGGAGTCAGAATTTTGGGTCGGGCTAGACAAGCTGCTAGTCAGGTTAGACAAGCTGCTAGTCAGGTTAGACAAGCTGCTAGTCGGGCTTTAGCAAGACGATCTTCAGATAACGTATCTCAAAACCCACCAAAAAGTTCGACTAACAACAACAATAACGTATATGTAAACGCACAAAAAAGTTCGACTAACAACAACAATAACGTATATGTAAACGCACCATTGTATAAAAACAGTGGCAGAGGAGTCACCAGCTTGTTTGGTCGGGCTTTGAGAAGACGATCTAGGGGTCAAACAACGAGAAAACAACCTTCTGTTATTAAAACTTCTTTTAAACGCCAAGGAACACCCGTTTTGACACGCAAGGGAACGCGTCGTGAATTAAAGGCGGCGTCTAGACAACTTCGTAGCACACAAGGTGCCTTTGCCGCTCCTAAAAATACGAACGTGGAAAAAAAAGCACGGGCCTATGAACTGGGCGTAGCTAAGAAAAAGGCGAGGGAAAGTATTAACGAACTTGGATACCTGTTAGGACAAAAGAATAATTTGAAGAAAGCAATTACAACGGCTACAACTATACAAACTGTAAAAACAATTATGAGCCGTGCTAAAGCACTAAACAACCGAGAAGGTCAAAAGCCGAAAACGAAAACGTCCTAGATAAAATAATACATTAATAATAATGATAAGTCAAAATTTTTCTCTGTCTAATTTTGGATATAAGGATGTTGGTAAGATGTCAAAGTTTGCGCGTCACCGGGCGTTGTCCCGCGCCATACGAGCGGGTGAACCCCCTCTTGGTTTGTTCCGTCGTCTCAACGTGTTGATGATTTTTTTCAAAAACAAAAAGCCGCGTTTGTCCAAGATTTTCAAGTCGGATAGGGATTGGGTAAAGTTAAAGTTTTTAGGCAATAAATAGGTAAGTATGTCGTGTGATGTGTGTTGCAACACATTTAATAAAACAAATCACAAAAAGGTTTCCTGCTCTTTTTGTGATTTAGGTGCATGTCGAACATGTTGTCAGACGTATCTTTTATCTACAGTGGAAGATGCACACTGTATGGGATGTAAGGCGCGATGGGACAGGCAGTTTGTGGACACGTGGTGTACGAAAAAATTTCGCAACACCGACTTTCGTCGTCATAGAGAAAACGTTCTTTTTGAAAGGGAGAAGGCGTTGTTCCCAGAGACCCAGCCCCATGTGGAGCGAATATTGAAGATGCGTGACCTTCGCACTGTCATACAGGACGTTCGTTCGCGTCTGATACAATTGTATAATCGGTACAGAATACCAATACCTGTGCGAGACGATTCACATTTTGAGAGACACCCAGACCTTTTGCAACTTCACGGTGAGTATACAAACTTTTTACTAGAATATGAAGAGTTGCGCGCAGGATATGTGATTGGTGGCGACCGTGTCAGGCAGTTCCTACGCAAATGTCCGACAGGGGGGTGTAAAGGTTTTTTAGATGACACATGGTATTGTGGTATATGTCGTCACACATTTTGCGAAGCGTGTAATGAGTTGGTTGGTGATGGACACACGTGCGACCCAGAGGCTGTGAAGACGATGGACCTTTTGAAGAAGGATACGAAACCGTGTCCAAAGTGTGGTGAGATTATACAAAAGTTATCTGGATGTTCTCAAATGTGGTGTCCTTCGTGTCACACAGCATTCGATTGGCGCAGTGGGGTCATTGAGCTAGGGCGTATTCACAACCCACATTACATAGAGTTCAAGAGGCGCAACAACACATTAAATAGGGAAAATGGAGACATTCCATGTGGTGGTCTCCCGTCATACGGTGAACTCAGGAGATACAACGCAGAACAGTATGACATGTTACAGCTGCGAATGTCGTTGTCACGAATAGAGGCAGAGTTGGGATGGCGTTGGCCGACGACTCCTGTGGATAATATGTATTTACGTATTCAATACATGTTGAATGAAATTGATGAAGATGCTTTTAAAATTGAGTTGCAGAGGAAAGATAAGCAACACAACAAGGCGGTAGATGTATCTCATATATTTAGGATGTTCTTAGACACATGTTCTGATGAGTTGCGCCAATATGTTTTAGGTAAATCTGTTGAAGACGTACGTGCGGTGATGGTACCTTTGATACAATACACCAATGAAACCATCACGAGTATACATAAGAGATATGGGTGTGTGACTCCATATCATATAGAAAAAATATAAGTGTAATGTAAGAGTAATGATTCTTATACTGGCTCTGATACTTTTAGTATTCTTCCTCCTACCCAGGTATCAACACCCCGTTGTGATTGAAAACGTGCTCACAGACCAGGAGTGTGAATACCTGAAAGATAAGGCTAAGGGGCGATTTAAACCATCCACCGTTGGTGGCAACCATCAGGTGAACTCGCATATCAGAAAGAGTGAGACGGCGTGGCTTCCTAAAGATGACCCAGTCGTTGGTAAACTGATGAAAAAATGTTTGAAACACACCGACCGCCCACTTGAAAACTGTGAACAGTTGCAGGTGTTGCGTTATCGCCCAGGTGGATTTTATAAACCCCATTACGATGCGTTTAAAGATGGTACAAACCCCCGTATGTACACGTTCATTATCGCGTTAAATGACGAGTATGAAGGTGGGGAGACGGCGTTCCCGCGCATGAAAAAAGAGTATCGTTTAAAAAAAGGGGACTGTCTCCTGTTTGAAAACCTGGACAACTATGAACTCATCACAGGAAAGGCATGGCACGGTGGCAAACCTGTGAAGAGTGGTGAAAAGTGGGTGTGCAATCTCTGGGTGCACAAGTACCCGTACGAAGGGATGCAGTAAAAAATACCCAATGTGGGGTTCGAACCCACGGCCACACGCTTAAAAGGCGTGCGCTCTACCAACTGAGCTAATTGGGCAAAGTGCTTCAGAGAGGGCTCGAACCCCTGACCTCGGCATTACAAGTGCCGCGCTCTACCAACTGAGCTACTGAAGCATGTGAGCTCCTGCCCGGATTCGAACCAGGGTTGATGGATTCAAAGTCCATAGTGATAACCACTACACTACAAGAGCTTAAAATGTAGACTCGCTTATTAAGTGAGCCATCCCCACTATGGAGGACATTAGAAAAACGCACAATCTCTTTAAGCGAGAAATAATAGAAGCAATTACAATTGGAAGAGACAACCCAACGGTTCTTGACGTGGGATGTGGTTTCGGTGGCGACCTTCAGAAGTGGAAACACGCGGGTGTGCGTCACTTGAGCATGTGTGACCCAAACGCACAGGCCCTTGAGGAGGCAAAGCGTCGTGCGGAAGGGTTGAAGATGCGTGTCAACTTTTATGAAGGGGACATCAGGGGGTGTCCTAAAAACAGAATGTATGACATTATATGTTATAATTTCAGTTTACATTATATATTTTCAAATGAAAAATTATTTTATGAAAGTGTGAAAGAAATAAAAAAAAGAATGAAACATGGTGGAACATTGGCGGGTATCATCCCAGACTCGGAAACAGTCATCATGCGCACACCATATCAAGACACACTTGGAAACTTTTTTTTGATGAAAGGGACACCACAAGGTGGTTATGGTGAAAAGTTATTCGTCAACTTGGCAGATACCCCCTATTATGAAGATGGTGCCAAGTCAGAGCCCGTGGCGTACAAGGACCGATTGGTGACGACATTGGAAAACCATGGGTTTTACCTCGTCCATTGGGAACCATTGAGAGGTCATGAAGTGACACAAATGTATTCTAAATTTATATTTACTTATTATAATAGAAAATGATAGTTTTGTTTTTGTTAATTATCATCAACATCTATATTTTCAGGACAACCCATGAACCCCCGGAGTTGGTCAGTGTGCGTGAAAAGTACACCACTCTCAGGGAACACCTGAAATCGACTGGGAAATATCCAATGCTCCACGAACCGATGCCTCTCACCGCGTATTACAGAATGTGGGATGGGTCCCTCGGTTTCAACGTCAACAAAGGATTTGAACTCGGTGTGTGTTTAGATGGTGAAGTGAATGAAATTTTCCACATCCTCTTACACGAGCTAGCCCACTGCACGGTGCCAGAGTATGACCACAGCGACAACTACTGGAACAATTACATCGAGCTCAGAGATATGGCGTCATCCCTTGGTATTTATGAAAAAATACCACAGAAGACGAAGTTTTGTGGGCAACATATTCAGGACAAGTGAAAAAACTTTTATGTGTGTACTATAGTATATAGATATGGCTCAGACTGCGCCTAAAGATTTATTCATGGCTCTCTTTTACTGGCTCGTTGTGTATTACATCGCACTGCTCCCTGTCGTAGTGAAAAACTACCCAGCGCGTCTCATTCTTATGACAATCGTCGTGCCGAATGTGTTGCGTACTGTGGTGAACCGCGTGCCTCGTCTGGCCGTTGACAGAAGCTTCTTCTTCACGGCGACGCTCATCGCGTTAGTTGTCACGTACATGTTCCACCAGCTGTTTAAGAAGACTCGTGAGGATATGGATGAATTCGGTAAAGACGCCAAGAAGACACTTAAAGCGAGTGGCTTATTGACGGCCAGTTTCATTATCGGTACAGTGAGTACCTATTATTTGGGATTGGACCGTTCCATCTACAGTAATCTGGGATGGAATAGCTAATTCGTAATCACGTAGTTCTTACCAAAGTAGAACACGACCGCGGCGACGGCACCCGTAGCCGCCAAGCCAACAGCGCTTCTGCCCCCTTGTTCATTAAGGAACTTGGGGACAGCGGTCACGAGCTTGTCTTGCACAGGCTTACTCACCGCCAGGGCAGCACACGCCGCCACGAACAGAGCGGTCATTTGGTCATCCGTGAGATTGAGCGGGTTTTTAGACTCTTCCTTCTTCTCCTGGGCGACAGGTTGGGCGAAACCAGTCGGCGCACCCGCTTGCGGTGCAGTCATTTGCGGCATCACACCTTGCATCCTGGGGTCGGCAGCGGCAGGCATCATCATCGGGGACTGCTCGGGTTCCATGATATCAGCGATGGAGGTGGAATCCATCTCTTCTTTTTGTTGTTTACGGACATTTTTTTCATCAACAACAAACGCTGTAGAAGGCTGTTCAGCCGGTGGTGGTGGTGGAGCCATTAAACTCACCATACCATCTTGTTGTTGACTGAGGTCATATGTCGTAATCACTGGGTCTGTGGCCATTCTAAAATATGGTCTCATTTCTTTTTAACGACTGTGAGCGCAGTTTTCTTATTCATTTTTTTCGGGTCTCCCTGGCGTTGTTCCATGTGTTTGGGGTTGTACATTTTCTTGTGTGTGGCCCATAGTTCAGGTGCACCAACTCTAAAGTTTTTCCTGATGTTGGCTTTGTACCAGAAGACACAATCTGTGATTTTATTTGATTTCACAGTGTTATCTAACACCAGACACTCATAGTTTTCTGTGCACGCATCCATGACTTTGTTAAACATTTCAAACGAAGGGAATATACCAAAGAAACTCTTATAGAGCTTTTCTCTATTTTGAATAATGTTTTCTCTAAGAATAAACACATAATCTACATTTGCTCTCAATGCTGGTGGGAGGTCCATACAATATTGCATTGTGAGCATAAAGAAGATTTTCCAGTGTCGTCCATTCATGAAACATTGTCGGATGCACGTGTCTTTTAGAAATTTATTGTCATACATACAATCATCTAACAATAGGAAGCATCCACAATTTGTTTTCCCAGCACTGACGAGTTTTCTCTGACGCTCTATAGCCCTCTCGATGGCTTCTTTATCGTAATCACCATAGATGAACAGGTCAGGGACGTGTTTACTGTAGTAGTGATTTCCTTCCTCTGTGCCTGAGAGAACGAGACCCGCTGGTATATGCTTTTTATAGTAGAGGATGTCCGCCACTAACGTTGATTTACCCGTACCTCTTTTACCTATGAATACACACACCTTGTCGTCAGCCATGGTTTCGGGTTTGAACTTCCTCAACTGAAGATTCATATCTACTAGAACGCACATTTTTTGTTTATTAAAATTTTACCCACTTATATCAGAGATGTCCGTGAAACTTGCGGCGACTGGGGTGGCTGACACCTGGTGCACAGGACAACCCACCTTTAGTCACTTCCTGATGAATTTCAAAAGACACACAAAGTTTGCTCAAGAACGGGTGGAAACCCCTTTCGATGGAGACATTGACTTTGGACAAGAAGTGTCCTGTAGAATACCACACGACAAAGGTGATCTCATTCGTACCCTGAGTTTGAAGATTACTTTGTCAGACCCTGAACCCGATGAAAGTGAAAGCATTAACGACGTCTACTGGCCACCGTCGGTGTGTTCTCATCTCATCGAATGGGCGGACCTCGTCATCGGTGGACAAACGATACAGCGCATCACGGGTGAATACATTTACATGCGCCAGCAGTTGTACAACAACGACGACGATGTTAACCAGACGGTGTATTTCCTCTCCGGACACGGTGACTTTTTACGATACAGTGGGGACAATACATACTTTTTAGACCTTCCCTTTTATAATTATAGACATCCAGAGTTGGCCATACCCGTGTGTTGTCTCACGAAACAACTCGTGGAAGTTCGTTTGAAACTCCGACCCCTTTCGGAGATGATTTTCCTCGGTGCCCCCGCGGGGGCTTCGGCAAAGATTCGTAATATTTCTTTAGACACTGATTTTGTTTTCATAACTCAAGATGAAATTAATTTTTTACGAACACGACCTGTGGAGTACGTGATTACCCAGCTCCAATTGTCCCAGTTTGACATGAAAGATGGATACAATAAAAAATCAGTGATGTTGCAATTTAAACATCCAGTGAAACAATTATATGTGGTTTCACAAAATGAATATTCAAAATCATTAAACATTCCAACAGATTTCAACACAATAAAAAATCTTCAACTTCGATTTAATGATAAAGTGGTCTTCAATCAAAATAATAAATTTTTAACATTTGAACAAGCATTGAAACATCACGTGAACGCACCCGTGATTTCAAAGAGTGCTCAATACTTCAACCCAGACAGTAACACACTTTTACCATATACTATCAAATCTGATTTTGCCATGTATTCATGGTCCCTCTATCCAGAAAGATATTATCCCACAGGTCAGGTGAATATGTCTCGCATCATTCATAAAGTTCTTGACGTTGAAATTTTACCATTGTATTCTGGATATGACAACAAAGTACGAGTGTACGTGGAAAATTATAACGTCATTCGCTTCGAGCATGGGTTAGCTGGTTTAAGATATTAATCTACCAGTATTATAGGAATGGCTGGACGAATTCAATTGGCCACCACAGGCCCTCAGGACCAGTTTTTCACGTTGAACCCCGAGTACACATTATTTAAGGAAAACTTCAGAAAACATTCAAACTATAGCGTGGAGTTTGTGGACATCGAACACTCCTCCAGTGCCGTTGACTTTGGTAAAACGGTGAGATACAGAATATCCGCGAACGCAGGTGACTTGTTGAAAACCGTGAGCCTCAAGTTTACCCTTCCGGCGATTAATCAAACGAATGTGGGGTACATTGAATCCGTGGGACACGCCATCATAGAGTACGCCGACATCATCATAGGTGGTCAAATCGTGAACCGCGTGACATCCGACTGGTTACAGATATACAGTGAACATTATTTCACACAGACGAAACAAAACCCATTGTATCAACTCGTAGGTAAATACCCAATACGAACTGCGGGGACGAGGTCTAACGACAAATTTATTTTAGGATATCTCGGCGCATCCACATCTGCCATTGATTTTTACGTAGACATTCCTTTTTATTTCTATCGTGAACCCACACTGGCACTTCCCCTTTGTGCCATATGTGAAAACCAGGAGGTGGAGATTGAGATTAAATTCAGAAAATATGAAGACCTCGTCGTAGATGTCAGTGATGGAAGTTTACCTACACTAACAAATCCCATCGTTTTTGACAATTTTACCCTACAATGTGAGATGGTTTTTGTAGATGAGGTTGAAAAAATTAAAATTAAAAAAACTCCTACGGATTATCTTATTATTCAAAATCAACAAGATAACTTTTTAGTTTCAGCGGGTCAAAATACAGCAAAGTTCAACCTTAATTTTACAAACTTGGTGAAAGAATTGTATTTCGTAATTCAATCAAAAGGGGCTCGAGTATTTGATTTTGATAATTATCGTCAAACAAATGAAGATGGAAAACTCGTATTATACGAACATCTCAACTATTTAAAACTCACCTTGGATGGTGATGAAGTTCTCACAGAAAAAACAGGAAAATCTGTTTTCCTTAAAGCTGTGCAGGCGGGCATCCATCACGCCAAAACGCAACTCATCAGGAGATTTTACAGTTACAGTTTTGCCCTCGAGCCTGAAAAACATACACCAACGGGTCACATCAACTTTAGTGTTATTAAAGACCAGGTGTTAGAGCTCAACTTGAACACGAACACCCTCCAAGATAGAGAAGTTCGCGTGTACGCCAGGGCGTATAACGTGCTTCGCGTCGCCGGGGGAAAGGCCCAAGTTATTTTTGGCATTCAATATTAACTATG